ATAAATGGTATTGACTTCTATGGTATTTTTAATGCTAATAAAACAAATTTTCATTATAATGTTATAGATGATATAGACTATTTGGAAAAAAATCAATATTTTAATAAGCATAAAAATGTTCTTTTTAGTGTTGAAGATATAGACGAGTATAGTATTGAATCCCACGATATGGATAGACAAAATAATAAGAACGGTACTAGAAATATGAAACATAAGATTAAAATTGAAAATAATTCTAATAATGGAAGCGAGGAAGGCGACGCAGATAATGGCGTACAATATATTATTCCAGATGATTTTGATTCAGTTTGTAAAGAACTACAATGCGTATTTAATGTTACATCTACTGAAGCGTGTATTGATTCTAATGTCATTGATATAAATGCTATATCTTTACCTGAACATTATGACAGTAATAATAGTACTGTTAATACGACTAACGTTAATGAGAATAATGGCAATGAGAATAACGGCAATGATGTAAATAGTATTGTACAAACTAACACTAGTAACATCGAAGAATTTAATATTAATAATGATTATACTAGTAGTCGCGATAGCGAAACAGATTCTTGTTCATCGCGTTCTTCTTATACAGATAACGAAGATGATGGTATTAACAATGATAATGGTTTAAAAATGAGTAATTATAATATAAATAATGATGTCTATGAAAATGGGATAGATATAGATAGTTATAGTGGCAGTGGTAGCGGTAGCGGCAGTGGTAGCGGTAGTGGAAGCGACTATGATAGTAACGAAAATAGTGAAAGCGACGATGATAGCGATTATGATAGCGATGACGATGATGCTTTATGGGCCACTATACAAAATTTTCCCGTATCGGTCATTATGTTAGAGAAGTGTGACGATACACTAGATTCATTAATGATGCAAGAGAAAGATATGAAAGACGGTGAATGGAAATCAGCACTTATGCAAATTATTATGACCTTAATTACATATCAAAAGGCGTTCGGATTTACACACAATGATTTACATACAAATAATGTAATGTTTGTGTATACGGAGAAGGAATATATTTATTATTTATATGATAAAAAATACTACCGCGTCCCTACATATAACCGTATTTTCAAGATTATTGATTTTGGTCGCGCCATTTATAGGTATAAATCAAAAATTATATGTAGTGATAGTTTTAGTATTACTGGGGATGCTGCTACGCAATATAACTGCGAACCTTATTTAAATGATAAAAAGACACGCCTTGACCCTAATTATAGTTTTGATTTATGCCGCCTTGGATGTTCTATTTTCGATTATTTTATTGATAATATTGGCGATGTTTCTAAAATATGTAAAGCAAATCCTATTGCGAAATTAATTGTAGAATGGGTTACTGATGATCAGAAACGAAATATATTATATAAAACAAACGGAGAAGAGCGTTATCCCGATTTTAAATTATATAAAATGATTGCACGTAATGTTCATAATCACACACCACATTCGCAGTTATCAAATGCGATATTTGCTGCATATGAATTTCCAAAGAAACAAGTAAAGCCGAAGCATAAGATTATAAATATCGACAAAATTCCGTCATATATGGTTTGAAAATAAAATGTGGTTTATGATAACTATAAATATAAACTATAAATATAAACTATAAATATAAACTATAAATATAAACTATAAAAATATAACAGTAACTAAATTGTTATATTTTTGAATCTATTATCATTATATATCATCATATATCATTATATAGCATTATATGAATGCATTATGACTGTTAAAACCCTGGAGAACCTGTAAAAACATCAGGTTTTTCTCCTAAAATGACAGGAGATTCGCTAAATTGTTTCATTATAAAATGGCCTAAAATATAGGACACAAAAACGACTACCGAATCTCGGATCATATTCTTCATCGGTTTATGTTCCTGTTCGCCATCCTTATCGCTGCTAGATTTTGTGATAAATCTTATTTCGATGAATTTTGCTAAAAGAAAGATACAAGCAACAATCGCGGCAGAAATATATAAATTATCCATTAATGTTTATGTATAATCTATAAAGGAATAATCTATTATTGTTTTTTACGAATAATCATTAAATTATTAACTCATTACTATTTTTAGTCATCGAGTAGTGGGATTTCATCTATAGTTATATCAACATCACTATTTGCGTCATCTTCGGTATCGCTATCATTTGCATCAGAAGGAAAAGCATCAACACTTAATTCCACATTATCGCCAATTTTCAATCTAATATTTTCTTCATCGTCGTCATCATAATCATCATCCCCATTACTATCAGCAAAATTATAATCATCATTATCATTATCATCATCATTAGACTCATTTTTATTTTTTTCAATCGTTATAATTTCATTATTTTTCATATTAAAGCTTACACCATTTGACAAAGATGACTCTGCAGAAGTAGATGCGGCTTTAATTTTCGAAATGGTATCCCTCTCTTCAGAGGATAAACTGTTGGAACTATCATTTAAAGGGTCTGATATACTACCGGCTGCGAGTGCTTCCATAACCGGCTTCTGGGAAATAATTTCTTCTTTTTCGTGTATTTCAACAACATCTTCTACTGTTTCGTTCATATATAGTTTTAATAATTCTTCAACCGGTATATTTTCACGTATTGTTTGTAAAACACATTCTCTTATAATAATTTCCAATTCTCTTGAATTTTTTTGAGCTTTAAGTGATGATATACCTATTTCAAAAAGGTATACATTTGTATATATTTTTCGTGCAGCGTTTATATAAACCTTGTGAATAAAATCTTCTAAAACAGGCACATTTACATTTACTTTTTTTTGTTTTGTTCCTACACGCATACAGGATAACATTTTCAGTTGTAGGATATGTACACAAGTTATTAAATCAGATATATAACTACAATTGCTTTTCTCCTTAATACGTGAACATTCTTGACATATAATATTAGGGTTCCATTTGGGAACTCTCGAAAGAAAATTTTGAAATGTCATTAAGTATTTTGCCTTCTCATCATTTTCATTACATAATTTCCAAGATTCTTCGAAAATAGATTTTACCCCGTCGATAATACAAGGCGTCAATATTGTAATCAATCGTGAACAATATTCGTTGCGCGATTCTTGTAAACTACTTAAATTAAAGTCGTCCATTTACATAAATGAAATATTTTCTAAAGTGACATCACTACGAAAAAAGAAGAAATTTAATATAAAAAACATTAATATTTTCTCATTCCTAAATTCTTTTCTTATTTTATTAAATGTTATCATAAACTCAAATATTTTACTTTCTTCGTGCACAGATGACGTTTCTATAAATCGGATAATATCTAAACTATTATATCCTTTTTCGTATAATTTTGAGCACAACTCTATAAGTTCATTTAATTTATATTCTTTATCAATCTTCAATTCGCGCTTAAGTTTTATATTAATTTTTTTTATATTATCTTCCATTTGATATACTTCATTAATAGCGTGTGTATGTAAGTTTACTATTTTACCATCAATTATGGGCTCGGGTATATATATTTCACAAAATCTCGACAAAATAGGTTTTAATAGTTTATACTTGTCTTCAACAATTATGAAAAATCTGGTAGAATGGCTAAATAATTCAATACATCTTCGTAATGCGGATTGTGCATCTATTGTTAGTTTATCGGCATTTAATAAAATAATAGATTTAAAAAAGTCGCCATCTTTCAGGTTTATATTCGTCTTTGCAAAAAATTTTAATTCTTCGCGAATAAATCGAATACCTTTGCCGTGTGCACAATTTACTTCCATCACATAGTTTTTTATTGATTCCTTATCGTTGTGATATATATCCTGTATGAATTGTTTTACAATAGTATTTTTCCCACAGCCTGATACACCGTAAAAGATAATATTCGGGATTTTTTTAATTTCTATGAAATATTTTAGTTTTTGTTTTATATTGCAATGTATGTCTAAATGTAAATGTTGTGGATTATTTTTTTCACATTTATCGTGTATTTCCTGCTTATTTTGTGTTTCAATTTCCATTTTTATAATTTATTTACTGTTTATTTTTATTTAATAATAATAAATATACTCATTTATTTAATATTATTTATATGTTAACTATATGTTAACTATATGTTAGTCTCATACAAATCTAATCACTGATGTCGTATCGTGATTAACCATCGTTTCAATTAACTTCTTAAACGTTGTTTTCGATTCCCATCCTAATATGTTACGAGCCTTTGTTGAATCGCCAAGTAATACTTCTACTTCGGTTGGGCGATAATATTTTTCATCTATGAAAATAAGTGCTTGTCCTGTTTTCGCGTTATAACCAATCTCGTTAATACCACAGCCCTCCCATTTAATATCGAATCCTCGCATTCTAAATGCGACTTCAATCATTTCGCGTACAGAGTGTGTTTCATCGGTAGAAAGAACATAGTCATCTGGTTCGTCTGTCTGAAGCATACGCCACATACCCTCTACATAATCTTCTGCATTCCCTAAATCACGCATTGAATCGATATTACCCATAATAAGTCTATCTGTTTCGCCTCTCAAAATTTTACCCAATCCAAGTGTAATCTTTCTTTCTACAAAGTTGTGCCCGCGTCTTACCCCACTGTGGTTAAAAAGTATTCCATTGCACGCAAAAATACCATAAGCCTCGCGATAATTTTTAACTATCCAATAAGCATATAGTTTGGCGACCGCATATGGCGACCTTGGATAAAATGGCGTAGTTTCAGATTGCGGTGTTTCCTGTACTTTACCATATAATTCACTTGTAGATGCCTGATAAAATCGCGTTATTCTTTCTAGATTATTGTTTCGTATTGCTTCTAATAATTTGAGAGTTCCAAAAGCATCTGTATCGGCTGTATATTCTGGCACTTCAAATGATACTTTAACGTGTGATTGTGCTGCCAAATTGTATATTTCGAGGCGTTCCATATTAGGGTATGTATTTTTAATGAGGTTTAATATTTTTTGCAAACACGAACTATCGGTTATGTCGCCGTAGTGAAGTTTCAAATTTTTATCATTGAAAATATGCTCTATGCGGTGTGTATTTATGGTCGAAGAACGCCGTATTAAACCGTGAACTATATAATTTTTTGATAATAACAACTCGGCTAAATACGAACCATCTTGGCCAGTTATACCTGTAATAAATGCTACGCGATTTTTTAATATAGTGGTCGAGGATGGGATTTCGGTTTCAATAGCAGATAAGGTAGTTATTGTATTAATTGTGGTAGTTGATAAGAAACTCATTTTCAGTGTTATATTGTTATGTTGTTATATTCTTGTATTATTTTTATAACTTTTAATAATAATTTAATTTTATTTTTATATCACTTTTATATCACTTTTAATATTTATGTATTAAATGTAATATTTATGTATTAAATGTAATATTTATGTATTAAATGTAATATTTATGTTATTATTAGTTTAACTATTTATTAAATTATTCTAACAATGTTATGTTTTTATTATCGAAGTATCACAGTCACAGCTAAAAACAATATTAGCGATAGGTTCAAGTTGTGAACCTACGCGCTGAGCACTATATACTTGTACTGTATCAGTTGTCGGCATTTTGTCTATTATAATATATATAAGTATTATTATTACAAAATATTATAGTAATAAAAAATGTCTAAAGCTAATGAATATTTTATTATTATAACATTATTATAACATTATAGTAACATTATAGTAACATTATTATAACATTATAGTAAAGATGCTACAGTAGCTACTTTACCAGCAACGATACCTACTTTCTGAACAATAGGTACAATTTTTTTTACAGTGGGGATAAGTTTTTTGGTTATCCAGCCTTTTTCACTTGGTGCCGAAATTCCAAAACTAAGGTTTACGTTATTCGCGGTGGGAGTATTGGTATACATCATTTATAGAGTATGCTAAATGGGTCAAATATATTTATAATATATCTTAATATTATATTTCTCTAATTCTCCCGATTCTCCCGATTCACGGATTCACGGATTCACGGATTCGCAAATTTAAATTAATAAGAAGCATTCGAGGAATTTTTTACTAAATTAGAATTTGCAGTACTTGATACATTGTTTATAGTTTTTGGACGGTTAATTTGCCTATCCTTGCATCTAGTCTCACTTCCTGAACCAAAGGGTGGTATATACAAAGGAGGGGTTGCGTATTTATTTATATTTACTTTATTGTTGTTGTTATTATTATTACCACCATTGTCGTTATCTTTTTTAATAAATAAACCCACCTCATCGCTAAATGGGCTAGACATATTATCTAAAAATGGAGCATTGCTTTCATTATTCGATGAATTATTATTAATTTGATTGGGTTTATTTCGCGTTTCTTCAATTATCTTTTGTTCTAGAATTACACTCGATGATGATTCATTATCGGAATTAGAATTATGTCGATCTTGTCTATTCTTATTTTTTTCGGTTGTTTTTTTAATTAAAAAGAACATACCTACACCAATAAAAATAAAAACAAATATAATCAATGGAATTGAATTATTAGACGAGAATATAGATGACATATTTGGACTTTTCATTATATTTAATATTATTTAATATTATATAATATAATATATTATATAAAAATACTAAAAACTTAAGAACTTAAAAACTTAAGAACTTAAGAACTTAAAAACTTAAGAACTTAAGAACTTAAAAACATAAGAACTTAAGAACATAATTTTGCATCAATCGCTTCAAGAAGTGGGCATAAATCCTTAGGGTCTATTTTATTTTGAAATAAGGTTTCCGATTTACAAAATGTTTTCTCAACGAGCTCGATAAGTGGGCATAGTTCTTTCGGGTCGTCGATGTGTTCGCCGTAATCGTATGTATCATTATTATTGTTAGTGTTAGTGTTGTTAGTATTGTTAGTATTGTTAGTATCATTACTCTCAATACCTTCAAAAATATGTTTTATTATTTTAATTCGATTCGCGATATCGGCATCTATGTGGCTTACGAAATCAACAGTTTCACTCGAAGAACAGTATGTTTTATTCAGGTATGAGAACAGTGGGCACAGCTGTTTAGGGTCGAATTTTTGTTCATGGCGAGGATGATAAAAAACCGTATTTTTCACAACTTCTTTTGTCGCATAGTGACTGTAGTCATTTGAACACAATTCGTTATTGATATAGTGAATAAATGGGCATACATCGTCGGGTGTGACTTTGGGTATTTCATTGACATTTGTATTTTCGAAATGCATAGGAAACGGGAGAAAGAACGCAAATGTAAGCGCGGGCAGGAAGGCAAGTAAACTAAATGAAGCAACAGTTTTCATCTTTTGGGATTGTTTAATATATTATATATTATATATGATATTATTTTTAATATTGTTTAAAATATATTAAAAATATGGAAAATATGAAGAAAACGTTGGAATGATGTTTTCAAGGAAATACGTAACTATGTAAGCTTTGTGTATAAGGATTCTTTTTAAAAGCATCTAAAATGTCTGGCTGAATTCTTTCACAATTAATAGACTCTTTATAATACTGCGGCGTTTTGCTCATTTTTCCTAGTTGGTTAACAGATGGTGGCATTACGCCTACACCAGCTCCTGCACTTGCCCCAGGATTCCAAGGGCACGCGGTATTATTTCTATCAGCTCGTTTGATATTAATATTTTCGGTATTATTAAACATAGACATATTCCCTGAAGGTGTATATTCTTTTATGACTTTGTTATGATTGTTATGTTGATTACTCGCGGCCAGATTTGATACAAATCCCTGATTCGTAGCTCCACCTGAAGAACCAAAATATTCGGGTTCAGTTGTTTCACGCTGCGTGTATACATCTTGTTGTTCATTAACTAAATATCCAGTGCCTTCTGTTAATGGTACCACGTTAAGGTGATTGAAATCAAGAAGACTTTCAGTGGTTTCTTTAATAGTAGTGGGGGTTCTATCTGCGGGGTTGTATGCTACACCGGCAGATACAGTATTTTGTACGTGACCATATGGACGAATACTGCCTACAATATTTTCTTTACGCGATGGGCGAACGGCTTCTAAAATAGGTGCGACAACCGCTTTAAAAGCGCCATTAATTGCTGTTCCTAAAAATCCTGGAGTTTGAATCGTAGAACGATTAGTAGAGTTCAGTCTCGTAGACCCCCTACCGTATTCAAATTTCATTGGTTCATTTTTTCCCTTGGCAGATACATTGATTATGGGTTTCCCATCATATTTTGTACGTTTTGCCGGTTCGTAATACTCAGAAGCATATTCCTTTGTTCCCTGTGCATTTGAGTTTGCGCCGTAATATTCCGAAGTAGTACATATACGACTCTGGTCTTTTAATAATTCCGATGGACGCCCTCTTTCAGCTTTCTCTAAACCTGTTGTTGTGAACCATCTATCTGGGGTGTTAATGTAAAATTTATCTGGCAAGAATTTCTCTACTTGACCGTAAGTCTTTGCGTCGGGTGGCTGTTGAACGTTCCAAGAATAAGATGGACCTTGATGATTTTCTAAACTATATGTAAGTTTGGGATTAGTATCTACACGTAATTGGTCCACGTTCCTATCGACCCATAAATCACGTGCTTCCATACCAGAGTTGAATCCGTTGCTGCCGCAAGTTGTAAATCCTTTATTCAAACCGGGAGCTACGCGTATCTCTTCCCATGGCTTTACATTTGCCATTTGTGTACCTGGGTTGACACGTGATTGAAAAAAATCGGTAAAATTGGGCATACCATTTGTATATTGCATTCCTGGTTGTGGGGCAAACAGTGGAGCGCGTTCTTCTTTACATATTTTCTGGCTTCCGGTTCCCGAATAACTGTCTAAAATAGACTCGTGTGTATCGGCATCAGCTGTTCTACCCCTTAATTTTTTTGAAAAAGGAAGCATATTATTATGTTCAAATTTGTTTGTATCGATTGCTTCACCGGTTAATGAGTATAATGTAGATTGTGAATTGACTCCAGTGTTTACATTTGTATTGTATGGGTTATTAAACTGATCGTTATGCTTCATGATACGTTTGTCCACAGATGCATTATAGTACTTATCGGTTACAGCATTTCCAAAGTATAAATTGTTATAACTTTTAGTGCTTTTGGTATTATTTGGATAATTGTCATCGGGAATATCGTTTAACTTACTATTTGTTCCTGCTATTACGCCGGTTCCGCTTGCTTCACCACCAATAAATGCTTCTTTCATTTTTTTTTGTCTATTTAGAGCATTACCATTGCGGGTTATATTTTTTTTATTGTCATTAGTGGCATATAATAAACCTGCTGCTGCTATTATAGGTATAGCCAATACTTCCATTTTATATATTTATATGTTTATATATATGTAATATATTTTTTAGATATATTAACTTTTAATATTACATATATATAATTTATCTTAGTTGCTTTTGTTTCATTGGTTTGGTTTCATTCGTTTGGTTTCATTAGTTTTGTTTCATTCGTTTGGTTTCATTCGTTTGGTTTTATTGTTTTATTGTTTTATTATTTTAATTATTAAATAATTTTTTTGTTGAATCTACAGTATTATAATTAAAACAAGGAACTTTGGCAACAAAATTATCTTTTTCTAAAATTCGTGTACTAAGATTATTTTGAAAAGTCATACAAGTATTTTCCTGAGGATTTAAATGAAGATAATCCCAATTAGGTTGTTCTAAATCTCTATACCACCACGCAGGATTTGTAACACGAGACTGGTCAGTAAAAGGGGCACACGAAGGATATAATAGAGCACTCGTTGTTACATTTACATCTTTATAATTATTTTGTGGATTACAGTCTCTTGTTAAATTGCGGTCAAGACCAAATAATGAGCTTTCGAGATTTGTTGTATTGGTCATCAAATTAGCACCCCATTTTTGCATTCGTATTGAAGGGTCCATCATAAAAAAAGGTTTTTCCCCGTTGCCTGGAACATTTAATCTCCATTTTCCTGGGTCGGTTGCTTCTTGTTGTTGTTTCAATATTCTACAAGGGTCATCATGAAAGCGCGTAAATGACATTTAACGTTACTATATAATAATATTATAATATACTATAATATACTATAACGATATATTATACTATAAAAATTAATAATAAATATTCATAATAAAATATTCATAATAAAAAATTAATAATAAATATTCATAATAAAATATAAATCCTAAATATATCTTATGACAGTATCAATATACATATACATATACATATACATATGATGTTTTAAGGTTCTTCTGGCTGCTTAGAAGATAGTTTTTGCTTGCTAGATGTTCCTGTCTTGACAGATGGTGTATCTGCTTTGTCAGCACTTGAACTCTTCGCCGCCGATACATTTGACTTTGACGATTCTTTCTGTGTTTTAATAGCAGATTTGGGAGAGGCAGCAGCAGCAGCGGAAGCGGAAGTGGCAGAGGCAGGTGTCTTTGTAGTCTTCGACGATTCGCCGGAAAATTGTTCAACCATTTTGGTAAACGCATTTATTGCGCTATCGCAAGCTCCTTGAATATAACTTGATACACCTACTTTGTCTATCTGATTATGAAAAGCAACACGAATTATGCTATCAGTTGAATGTGGATGCGGTTTTCTAAATCCGCAAAATGACAATGTCTTGTCTGCTATAAAATGTTCCTGATAAAGATAGTATTCGATTACCTTACCAAGTGTATAATCTTCATTTACCAATGTGATATCGAACCCATTTTTTAGGGTTGTTTCCGATGGAATAATTGGCACATTGCTGTGTTCTAGATCATACAGTAACTTCTGACATTTTGATATCATCACGTTACACGCTTTTATTACAATCGTCATATTTTCATACACACCAACGGTTTCAATTATGAAATTATAACTGTTCGGAATATAATATCTTTTTGCCTCCAGTAACATCCAATTACTCTTCTCAAAATCGATTTCTTGGGCGCTCTTGTCTTCCTTCTTCATCGCCTTTTCTTTCTCCCCCCATACTTCATTTGCCTTCGCCTCATCCGGTGTACATTCGTATGCGCAAGTGCTTATTACATTATAGGCGCCGTCCTCAGATGCTTTTCCAATATCAAATCCGCACGTAAATGTAAGACGTTCACCGTCAATGTTTTCAGAAAGCCGGGGCTGCAGACGCGCGAATTCAATATAGTCCCCACTGAGTCGCGAAGGCGGAAATATTTTTCGCACAGCTGATTCCTCGGAATATCTACTTGATGCTATGTTTTTAATCTTAAAATCTTTGGTAGTGACATATATAATATTATCTGTATCGTTTTTTACATCTACTTCTACAATATAATCGTGATAAGGAAAATCGATATCATCAATATGAATCGGAACACAGCTTAAGCGCTGCTTTATAATTTCATTATGGAATCTAGTTGTATTATGTGTAATCTCTGCCTTGTTTTGGCTATATGGGAATGTTCTAAAGACAAATGTAGGAATATCCGACACGATAATTCTTCGCAAGGCATTGGCAACACTCATATTGCAGTCAACGATGGTAAATTTGAGGTAACCCTCTTCTTCGATTAAATTTGAGATACGCGGTTCCATTCTTGTGTACGATAGTTTGTTATTATATTAATAGAATACAATTTATTAAATCAATTTTATTATTAAATAATTAATTTAAAATAAGCTATGAATTCAGTAATTAAGTAATTAAGGAATTAATGAATTCAGTAATTAAGGAATTAAGGAAGTAATACTCGTAAAGAATATTTAAGAAAGAATATATAAAAAGTATTTAATAAGTTAAATACATAATAAATACTTGTAGTAATTATATTATATTATGAGTAGCGTATTATATTATAGTAATTTCTGTGAAAAATCTAAAAAAATTTTACAAACGTTGGCAAAAAGTAATCTTAAAGAGGAATTACATTTTTTATGTATTGATAAACGAGTTAAAGGACCCACAGGGTCATGGTATATTGTTCTTCAAAATGGTGAAAAAATTATTATGCCGCCGCAGGTAAATCGTGTTCCTGCTCTTTTACTTATGAAACAAGGGCATCAGGTTCTTTATGGCGACCAAATTTTATCGCATATACAACCGCGTGAAGTGGCAATAAATATGGCGGCGACGAATAATAATGGTGAGCCGTCGCCTTTTTCTTTAAATAATGATTGTATAGGAGGTTATGGCGTTGCCTCTGATTCTTTTAGTTTTTGGGACCAAACAAGCGAAGACTTATCAGCAAAAGGTAATGGCGGAATGAGACAATTGTATAATTATGTTACAATTGATAGCAATCTCAGAATTGAAGCTCCCAAGGAAGATTATACGCCCGATAAAATAGGAAGTGTGTCATTGGAAAATTTGCAACAGCAAAGAAATAGTGAAATTCAAATTAATATGGAAAAACAGGCAAAAGTAAACGAGCATCCTTCTCAACAACATATGATTCAACAACAGCAACAAAAACAGCAACTAAATTCACAATATACTCAGCAACAACAGTTTCAGCAACAACTACAAATGATGGGGAATAGTGGCGGTGGTAGTGGTGGTGGTAATCAAATGCATCAAAATCCTCATCATTTACCGTCCTCACAACAGAAAAAACAAGTAAAATTTAACTAAAGTCACGTTATTGAATATAACAAGAAAAGATAATATATTTGAAAAAATATTTAAATATAATATAATAATAATATTATCTTATATATTTTTAAATATAAAGCGCAGATTTAAAATGGAAGATAACGATAAACATTTATTAATGAATGCATTTAATGACCATTTTTTTGAATTTATAGAAGATATTGAGAGCGTTTTTTCAACGGATGCGTCAATAAAACGAGTAAAAAATGCATTGGTTTTAATAAAAAAAATGAATCCATCTATTATTACAAAAATATGGTATAAATATATTGTTTTAAAATATGAAAAAGAAATAAATGAAAATAATATTAACTTTTTTATAGAGAAAGATTATAAAAATGATTTGACAAATATTAATTCTTCTGATAACATTATGAAACATATTGATTGTCTCAGAGAGCCCATTCGAAATATGGGCAAAGAAAACCAAGAAAAATCTTTTAAATATATCCAGAATTTGTGTTTATTGTCGAAATTATATAATTAGTCACGCTACTATGGTATCGTGTATATGTTTTTATGTTTTATTCATTTTTATATATTTTATTCATTTTTATATATTTTATTCATTTTTATATATTTTATTCATTTTTAATAAAATATATTATGCATAGTTTGATTTAAATACTACGCAATAGAATAAAAGTATATATG